ACATGGCTAATACAAATATATTTAAAAGATTACAACGTCTGTTTTCAACAGATGTTATTATAAGAAACAATGGCGAAAGCCAGGTTAAAGTTATGGATACTAATTCCATACAACAATCTGGAGAATTTGCTACAAACTCATTAGTAGACAGATACAATAGAATTTATTCTCCTAGTTCTACATCATTGTTTGGGGCGCAGTTTAATTTAAACTATCGTTATTTAAGAACTCAAATATACTCAGATTACGATATAATGGACACTGATGCTATAGTTGCTTCAGCCTTAGATATAGTAGCGGAAGAGAGTACATTGAAAAATGACATGGGTGAAGTGTTGCAAATTAGAAGTAGCAATGAAGATATTCAAAAAACATTATACAATTTGTTTTATGATGTATTAAATATTGAATTTAACTTATGGGCATGGATTCGTCAAATGTGTAAATATGGTGATTTCTTCCTTAAACTAGACATATCTGAAAAATATGGAGTATACAATGTTATTCCTATTTCAGCTTACCATATCGAAAGACAAGAAGGTTGGGATAAAGAAAATCCATTTTCAGTACGTTTCAAATATTCTCCAGATGGATTCTATTCAGGTGGTTCAGGATACTATAAAGTAGCAGGTACAGACGAACATGATTCACCGGGTGTTTATTTTGACAACTATGAAATGGCTCACTTCCGTTTATTAACAGATAATAATTACTTACCTTATGGTAGAGCATATATTGAACCAGCTCGTCGTTTGTTTAAACAATACACATTAATGGAAGATGCAATGTTAATTCATCGTATTGCTCGTTCTCCAGACAAACGTGTTTTTTACTTAAATGTTGGTTCTATTCCACCTAATGAAGTAGAAAACTTCATGCAAAAAACAATTAACAACATGAAACGTACTCCATTTATGGACCAAGAAACGGGTCAATATAATTTGAAGTACAACATGCAAAATTTACTTGAAGATTTCTTTATACCAGTACGTGGTAATGATCAGTCAACTAAAATTGAAACATTACCTGGTTTACAATATACTGCTATTGAAGATGTAGAATATTTAAGAGATAAATTGTTTGCTGCTTTAAAAGTACCTAAAGCATTTATGGGGTATGAAAAGGATTTAACAGGTAAAGCTACACTAGCTGCTGAAGATATTCGTTTTGCTCGTACCATCGATAGAATACAACGTATTACGTTATCTGAACTATATAAAATCGCGTTAGTACATCTATACACACAAGGTTATACATCAGATCAACTAACAAATTTTGAGCTGTCATTAACCACTCCATCAATTATATACGATCAAGAACGTATAGCATTATTAAAAGAAAAAGTAGACTTAGCTAAATCAATTCAAGAATCTAAATTGTTACCTACAGATTGGATTTACGACAACATATTCCATTTATCTCAAGACCAATATTCAGAATACAGAGATTTAGCGCTTGAAGATGCTAAACGTGAGTTTAGAATTAAACAGGTTACTGAAGAAGGAAACGATCCTAAAGTCACAGGTAAATCATATGGTACACCTCACGATCTAGCATCATTATATGGTAAAGGAAGAATGGGAAGTAATCCGGAAAATATACCTGACGGATATGGTGATGATTTAACATTAGGTCGTCCTAAAGAAAAAGCATCTAATATTAACACTCAACAAAATGCGTTTGGTAGAGACAGATTAGGTAGAGACGATATGAAGAACGACGATCAAGAAGGATATGGTACAACCAATTATAAAGGAGGTTCACCATTAGCCCTTGAAACAGCTCAAACAGTTTACCAAAAACATAAAACATTAATTGAGGGATTAAGTAAATCATCATTATTCCCTAAAGAAAATGAAAACGTCTCATTGTTAGATGAAAATCAATTAAAAGAGTAATATTTTACATATATTTATAATTAAACCCCATTTGAATGATAATTAACCATTCGAAATATAAAAATACAGGTATTCTATTTGAACTACTTGTAAGACAGATAACAGCTGATAGTCTTTCAGGAAAAGATTCTAAAGCTACTCACATTCTTAAAAAATTCTTTGTTAAAACAGAGTTGGGGAAAGAGTATAAACTTTATGAAACTTTACTAAGTAAAAAACATTTAAGTGATACTAAAGCAGACATTATTATCAATACGATTATTGAATCTTCTAAGCAATTGAATAGAAAATCGCTTAAAAGACAAAAATATAATTTAATTAATGAAATATCCAAACATTATGATTTAGATGGATTTTTTAAAACTAAATTACCTAACTATAAAGCACAAGCTGCTTTATATACATTAATTGAAATATATAATAGTGAAAATTTATCTAACCCTGATCAAATCATTACTAATAAAATATCTTTACTTGAGACTTTAACTAACAAAGAAGTTAACGAAAAACAAGTAAAAGACAGTTTGTTAGAAGAATTTAAATCATATGATGCTGATCTTCGTTCATTAACATATAGAGTATTACTAGAGAAATTTAATGGCAAATATTCTAATTTAAATGACAACCAAAGACTAGTTCTTAAAGAATTCATTAACTCAGTAGACTCAGCTCCAACATTACGTGTATTCTACAATACTAAAATAACTGAAATAAAAAAATCGTTATCTAATTTAAATAAAAAAGTAACTGACAAAGCTACTAATATTAAAATTAATGAAGTATCTAAAATGTTAACTGAGTTAAACAAAACAGATAGAATTGACAACGACGATCTAGTTAATCTATTACAATATTATGAACTATTAGAAGAACTTACATCAATACATGGATAATAAGAAAAAAATCGTAGACGGCATATTTAAGAAACTTAAAGAAATGAGTTCAGTTGGTTCTGGTGGAGCAAGTTTTTCTACAGGAACCGGCCCTCAATATGCTACACCATTTGCTTTTAATCCAAATAAAAAAGCTAAAGGTGCTCAATCTATGAAATATGCTTATAAGTTAGGGTATAAACTAGCTCCAAACCAACCACTAGACGAAACAAATCCTGGAGCCTCATTAGGTAGAGGACCTAAAGCTGGACCTGATGGTGTTAAAGATAATATACTTGTAAAAAAATTCGGGTACAAACCAGTTAAATCCTAACATATGTCTTCACTTATATATGATGTAACCACACCAGCAGGATATTTACCGTTTAATGTTAACGCATTACAGGTGGTAACATTTTCAATAATCCAACCTGTAGAAGGTACATCGTATTTTACATTAGAAACAAAGGCAAATGTTAATGGTGGGTATGATCAAAATTCTCAAAAAAGCACATCAGCTTCATTTACATATAATTCATCAAACATAACAAATGTAGTTTACGATAACTATAAAATGTCTGCTGTAGTAAGAAAAGGAATGTATGAATTATATTACACCCCATCTGTGTCTATAACTGGATCAGAATTAATAGTAAGAGGAGTAGTTGGTGGGTTTAGAACATTTCCTGCACCTGGTGCTACAGAAGTATGGGGTACAGCCGGGAATGATGTTTGGGGATTAACATCGACTGCAGTCTGGGGAACATAATATTTATAACAAATTAAAAATAATAAACAATGGCAAATCTTAGCGGAAATAATGTAGGAATTAATTATAAAGGCATACTTAATTTAGGAAGTACAATTAACCAAAATATGTCATCAGGATTTCAAGCCATAACTGATGGAGATAATAATGCTTCATCTCTTGCGATATCAGATACTTCAATAAAAATTAATAACAAAATTAATATAGGAAATGATGCTGGAAACCCAGGAATATTCAATGGCAGTCCAGACGGTATCAACATATCTGTAAATACAGAAACAGTTGTAGTATCAAACGGATACTCAACAGGATCATATACTTCTGTTGTTAGACCAGATGCTGCATTTGAAGTAGCATCTACTAATCAAGGTTTTTTATTACCAAGAATGACTACTACTCAACGAAATAATATTAATGAACCCACCCCTGGATTAATGATATATGATACAGATACAAATCAAATTTCTTATTATAATAGAACAGCTTGGGTTTATCTAGCAGTATAACTATAAAACACATTAATTAAACATTATAAAGACATGCAAACATTACAAGAACAATATAATCAAATCAAACAAGGTAAAGGAAATAAACCACATTTCCTAAAACAAGCACGTCACTTATTTCCAGATTATATTAACCAATATAATAACTACGAAGATACAGTTAACATCTTAAAAAGTAAAAGTATCTTATCTGAGAATAAAGCTAATTTAGGTATGGTGTCTGGAGGCGGTCGTAAAGACTGGTTCAGTTTATTTCAAGAAAACGTTAAAGCTGAAGAGAAAAAAGTATCTCAACAAGTTCTTGATAAACAAGCTCATGCATACGATAACAAAGATCCAAAAAACATTGATAACTTATACGGTAATACTTTCTTAAAAGGATTCTATACAGAAATGCAAGACCCTAAAAATAAGTTAAAAACACCAGACCAACTTAAACAAATCGTAGCTAAAAATTTAGGTAAAGACTGGAATTACTATGCTAAAAATGCTCAATTTGGTATTAAAGGTATTGGATACACTAAAGAAGCACCTGGATTAGGTGAACCTAAAGAACCAAAAGGTAAATGGAAAGCTAGTGGATATGGTGATTTAGATTTTGAAACTGAAAAAGTAAAAGCTAACACTAAAGATTCACTTGGTGAAAAAGAAGCTAAAACAACTATGCCTAAAAAAGTAACAGAAATGCCAGTAGCACCTCAAAGTTCTAAAGGTGTAGGCAAAATGAAATTACCAGGCAAACCTAAAACTATTAAATTACAAGAAGGCATCCACGACCCAAATATATTATCAAGACCTCTTTCAAATCCTGCTATAGAACCATTTGAACGATCACCTGAAGAGTTAGGTAAAGAAGCAGATAGTAGATCTGAAAATATATTACGAATGAGATATTCTAAACAAATTAGCGACCCTAACATGACAGATGATGAATTAAGATATATATTAGGTGGTAAAGGTGTTAAAGGTATGGGAGGTAGACCAAACGCAATTGAAAAAATTATAAGAGATAGAAATATCCAAGAATCATATATGGATACACTTGGAGGCGAAAAACCTTATAGCAAATCTGAAATGGTTAAAAATATTGTAGAACCTAATTTAGGTTCTAATTATAAAACATATATTATGTTTGATCCTGAAGGAGAATATGAGAGTATGAAAAAGAAATATGCATCTAATACTGATGATTGGAAAAATCTTTACCGTTCTTCAAACTATCAAGGATATGCTGATATGTCTCCTGACGGAAATGTAATTAAAGCTACAGTTTTAGATAAAGGAGGAGTTGTAGGTGCAATATATGTTAAAGATTCAGTTCAAGAATCACAAATTCGCAGTGTCATACAACAAATTATTAAAGAAGAACTTAATATGAAAGAAATTGACAATGCTGGTAAAAGAGCTGAATATGAAGCTAAAATTAAGAAAATAGA